TACATTCAATCTGATCATCCGTATAGCCTCCACAGTTAAACACCGATCAGACTTGATCCTAGTCCTCAAGCAATTGAGGACCTGGATGAAGATACAGGAGAAAAAATAATGAAAGTAAAGATAATTGCTCAATATGTAGGCAATATTTCGGGAGTAAAAATACCTCCTCCAGGCCAGGAAATAAAACTGGATAAAGAGGATGCAGTATGGCTCATCGAGAATGGTTTTGCATTGCCAGTTAAAGCAGATGCAAAAGCTAAAGCCTCTAAACCAAAAGCAAAAGAAAATTCTAAAAAGTAGGTTAAATGTTAGATACTAGGTATGGCCTAGGGACTCAACAAGTATTAACGAACTCAAGAGGAAGAATTGCAAGTAGATTTGAAGTGGATGGAGTCTTAACTTCTGCAACAGGAGACGTAACAGTAACTGTAGTAGATGAAGATGGAACAACTTTAGTCAACTCACAAACAGCAACAGCATCTTCAACAGGAATTTACTACTACGATCTAGGAACAGCAAATACAACGAGAGTTCGTAAATTAACTGTTACCTGGAGTGGTACCTGGGAATCTGTAGCTCAAACATCAACTCTCATCTATGAGGTGGTAGGTAATTTCTTATTTACTGAACACCAGGCAAGAAGTTTTGATGATAATGCATTAAATTCAACAAGTTCATATACAGATGAAATGATTTCAGACGAGAGAGCAAGGATTACAGATCTACTCTTTGACTGGACATCGTTATCGTGGATTCCTAGATTTCACAAAGCAAAATTAAAAGGAGAATATTCTCCGGAGTTGTTACTACCCCATCGTTTAATAAATGAAATAATATCAGTCAAAATTGATGGAGTAACAATAGCTACAACTGAGTTTGAAATCGATTCAGAAGTAGGACTTCTTTACTACAAGGATGGATATTTTACTCATCCAACACAAGCACATCCGTTAAATGTCATTGTTGAATATGAACACGGATATAAAAGCATTGTTGATGGTGTAGATCGTATAGGGTTAAAAATGTTAAGAATGAGATTACCCTCATCAAACATACCTGAAAATACACGATCTTTTACTGATGCAATGGGTACAGCAGATTTTATCGTAGAGGGACAAGGCCCATTCGGAATCTTTAACAGAACTAGATCTCCGGAAGTAAATGCCTGGTTAGAGCAACACTCCTCATCGATCATTGGATGGTAAATGACAGTTTCGATAGTAAATAATTTTAGATCAAATTTAAAGACTCAATTAGAGGCTCGAGCAGGATTAAGTGGGATAAAGATATTCTCATACAGTCCTGGAGAGGTTTTAGATAGAGAATTTATATCTCTTGGTGGTGCAAATACTTCTATTAGTCCATTCACTATGGGTGGACAATATGAACAAACCAATTCTATAAACGGATTGATATTTGTTAACCAGGTAGGTGCCGGAGATACAGTAGCTGAATCTACCAACGACAGAGCTGTCTTTTTAATGGAAGAAGTATTCCAACAGATAGTAAGTGATCCAACAGTAAATGGATCAGTACAAAATGCAGAACTCACAAGATACCAGGAAGAAAATGGAGCTGACGAGAATGGTAGAGTCTGTACGTTTGAATTTGAAATTGAATTTACTAATCAGACTTTATAGGAGATAAACATGGCAGAAAATAAACCTGCAAAAGCAAAACCTAAAAAGGTTTCACAAGATAATAAAAAGTATGTGGCCGTAGTAGGCCTACATATCGAGGGATCTATTTTTGAACCAGGAGAAATCGTAACGAAGAAGATTCCTCAATGGATGATAGATCAGAAAAAAGTAATCGAGGATAAATAATGGCCAATTCGGGTAAAGATACAAAAATAATATTTGGTGGATATGACCTATCTACAAATTTCAATTCAGTAACTGCATCTCGTAACGTAGAGATGATTGATGTAACTACGTTTAATGCTACATCCGGTTACAGAACTATGCTCCCTAGCTTAGAATCAGGATCAATATCCTTAGATGGATATTTTGATGGATCAGCAAACTCAGTAGATGAAGAACTACAAGGAGTATTAGGTAATACATCAGTAACTCCCCTAGTTTTTGCTCAAGCAGGATTAACTAGAGGCAATAAAGCTGTTTTATTATCATCAGATGTTACTAATTATGAGATCGGTTCAGAAGTTGCAGGAGCAGTAACAGTTTCTGCCTCAGCTGAGGGTGGTTTCATTGGTAACGGAGTTTCGTTAAAGGATTTAAGTGCTGAGACATCAGCAACAGATCATACATCAGTTGATAACTCAGTAGCAACTACTAATGGAGCTACAGCTTATATTCATATAACAGCAAAGTCGGGAACTCCTGGAGCAACTATAAAAGTCCAGGACTCAGCTGACAACACATCATTTTCAGATCTAGCTACGTTCACATTAGATGGATCAGCAGTTGGATCAGAAATAAAAGCTGTTACTGGAACAGTTAATAGATATTTGAGAGTAACTTCTGCCTATACGGGTGGTAGTTTCAGTCTCACTTATGCAGTCGTCATTGCAAGAAAATTAAAATAATAATATATAGGAGATAAACCATGGCAATAGCTGGTAAATCAAGTCATATTTCAGTTGATGGAAATGACATATCACAATACGTGGAGTCTTTGACATTCAGTCAGAATGTTGAAACTGCACAGACTCAAGGTTTTGGAGATTCAAACGTTGAACTCATCACAGCTTTGAAATCAGCATCATTATCACTTGATATCACTTGGGCATCAGCTCAAGACGGATATTCAGCAGGTGGATTTGATGATGCAGTAGTAGCAGTAATTTGGGGTCCTCAGGGTAACACCTCAGGAGACGTTAAGTACACACTCAACATGTTCCAAACAGGCTACGAAATTAGTTCAGATGTAACAGGAAAAGTTTCAGCATCTATGACTCTTGAGAGTTCCGGTGCAGTTACTAGAGGAACATTTAGCTAAAATGCCGGTTGACCAAACTGGTATAAAAGTTGAGGGCATCCAGGAACTCGTTAAGGGCTTTAACAAAATGGATAAAGACGTTAAGAGTGCTGTAAAAGATGTCCATCAAAGAATAGGTAATCAAGTAGTTAACAAAGTTAGACCTAAACTCATGTCTGAGGCTAAGTCTCCGACTGGGAAACTAGCTCAATCGTTAAGATCTGCTCGATTGCAAACGTCTTTGAAAATTAGATTAGGCCGTACTAAGACTACTCCGTATGCAGGACCATTCGAATATGGTGGCAAAGTAAATGGAAGAGAATATAAACAATTTAGACCGGAGGGTTACACCCTATGGCCTTATATTGAAAAAGATCTTCCAAACATCAGACGAAAATACCTTAAAGCATTGTTAAACAATGTTGCAGGTGGTGTAGCAAAGATGAAAGTAATTAGGTTAGATAAAAAATGAACGATGATTATCCAATAATTAATGTCCAAGGTACAAAGTATCCCCTGGACTATTCAGATCTAAATGGGTTGGAATGGCAAGAAGTTAAGAAATTAACAGGCCTTACTCCCATCAGAGCAATTAACGAATGTGCCTCAATGGATTTTGAGGTCATTGGTGCAATAGCCTGGATCATTATTAGACGTGATACAGATATGACTTATGAAGAAGTCCTGGAATCACTATCTATTAAATCATTCGTAGAAGAAGTTGACGGGGATGATATCCCAAAAGACTCCGAAGAGAATGGATAAGCTCCCTACCATCTCTATGCAAATTCTACGGAATTAAACCCTGGGAGCTTGAATTATTCACGTTAGGAGAACTAACTGAATTTTCAAATCAAATGACAGAATACACGAGGAAAAATGGCTAATCCACAAAGAGGTGTAGTTGTATCGTTTGTTGCTGATGACTCTAGATTTAAAAAAGGAGTCAAAAGTGCATCGAGACACTCAAAGAAATTTCAAAAAGATGCAACTGGCCTTAAAGGTGCAGTAAAAAAACTTGGTCCAGTATTGAATCAAGTAGCTACTCGTGGTTTTCAAGCCATGGCAGTCGGTATTGGTGCAGGTATAAGAGAATTTGCTAATTTTCAAGATGCCCTAGCTGAATCAACTGCAATTATGAAAGTCTCAGAAGATCAACTCAAAAGTATGGAAGAGGCATCGATACAAGTTGCCAGGACAACTACTTTTAGTGCTACTGAGTCAGCTAAAGCATTTTTCTTCCTTGCTAGTGCCGGTTTAGATGCAGAACAAAGTATCGGGGCTTTACCCCAGGTATCAAAGTTTGCTCAAGCAGGTGCATTCGATTTAGCATTAGCAACCGATCTTTTAACAGATGCCCAAAGTGCTTTGGGACTAACATCTAAAGATACTGCTGAGAATATCGAGAATATGGCAAGGACTTCTGATGTATTAGTAAAAGCTAATACCCTAGCAAATGCATCAGTACAACAATTCTCAGAGGCATTAACTAATAAAGCAGGTGCATCTCTCAAAGTAGCTAATAAATCTATTGAAGAGGGTGTTGCTGTTCTATCATTCTTTGCCGATCAAGGTGTTAAAGGTGCAGAGGCCGGAGAAAAACTTAACGTAGTGTTAAGAGATATTCCTCGAGCCGGTGCAAGAAATCCACAGCTCTTTAAAGATATGGGTATAGAAATCTTTAATGCTGAGGGCAATATGAAGAACATGTCCGAGATTGTTGGAGAGTTCACTAGAGTTCTCGGTCCAATGGATGATGGCCTTAAGGCTACTACCCTGGAGCAACTTGGATTAACAAGATCTGTTGGAGATGCAATTAAGATTCTCCTGGGTGGAGAGGAACAGATAAAGGCTTATGAATCTGCATTGAAAAATGCTGGTGGTACTACAGAAGAAGTAGCTGAAAAACAATTAAAGTCTTTAAAGAAACAAACACAATTGGCATTCAATGAACTTCGAATAGCCGGTCAGA